GGTCGAACTCCTGGCCGAGATATACGAAATTACCGCCCCCGAAGAAGTGACACCTCGCACTTGCAGCGACTAGCGCCTGATATAATTCACGCAGGCTTCCCGCTTTCCATGCGCGCTCACCTGAGAGCCCGCTAGAGAGCAGGAGGCAATGATGAAGGTCAAAGACGAGCTCCGTCCGACCAAGGCAAAGACCACCCGAATCCGCGAACTCAATGACGCATTCCGCAAGACCTTCCACGGCGGGCGCGTCATGATGACATCGGGCGTAGCAGCGATGCCCGAGGAAACGAAGCAAAAGGTTTTCGCGGCCATCAAGACCTTTACGGCGTTCGATGAAGGCAACGATCCACATTCGGAGCACGATCTCGTATCGGTCGAAGTGGACGGCGAGACGTTCTTCTGGAAATGCGACTACTACGACCGGGACATCCGCTTCGGTGCCGACGATCCGAGCGATCCGGAGCACACAACTCGCATCGCGACGATACTCTTAGCCAGCGAATACTGACTACTTCCAGTGCACGCCGCGAACGATAAATCCAATCGCGGTTTGAGTCACACCATATTTGGCGGCTATCGCTTCTTGCGAGATGCCGCCTTTTTTATAGAGCGCTCGTATCTCGTCCACTTGCTCCCGTTTGAGCTTTGCACGCGGGTTATTCTCGCCAACGTAAACACGTAGCCGCATCTCTTCCGATATCTTCCGTCCCGTTTGGCGTTCAGACTGACGCTGCCGCTGCTCTGGTGTTGCTTTACGGCGCTTCGCTGCGGCTGAAATCCTCGCGCGCCATTCCGGTGTGAATATCCGGGCGCGCAATTTCGTTTTGGTGCTCTCATTGTGTTTACCATGCGAGCCTCCCAGCCGGATGTTGTACCCGTTAGGTGCAAGGGTATTGAGGCGTTCAATCCACAGCAGCTCGGCAGCATCCAGCTCCACTTGATTTCGGCACTGTTGCAGCGACTCGATCTCGAATGTCTCGACACCGTATTTCTTCATCGCCGCGCTCAGAGCAAATCCGCGCCCTTCTTTTCCTGCTCGCCACTTGTGCGATGCGAACCGCTTACACAAGGGCGTGGTGGTTTGACCGACGTATGTTTTGCCCGTGCTAGAATTTGTAAGGGCATAGATCGTCATACATGGAGGATTTTACCATGCTCGCGAGCGAGTATTGAAATGATCGAGCGCCCGAGTGAAGAAGGCCGCGCCCGAGCCAGAGCCGCATTACGGGCGATGGAAGCCACGATGGAGAGGATGAGAGATAACCGGACTAACGTCATCTCGCTTCCCTCCTACAATGTCGAGAAGCGCGGACAGTATTGGTATTACTGGCGAGCGGCGTTCTTTAGCAGCGAGAGTCCGAAGGGACCATACGGCTCAGCTATGAGCGTATGCATGATGATCGCCCGTGAGCTTGTCTTGGAAGTCACGAGCAATCGTCGAAAGAAGTAACCCACCTGATCGCTGCCCGCCTTGCAGGAGCTAGCCAGATACGGCCGGTTGCAGACGTGCGCTGGTTGGTTGGGCCACTGGGATTGCAATCCCCAAAGCGACGAGCCGTACCGTAAGGGCGGCTCTTTTTATGGTAGAATTTGAGGATATGGATTACGCGCTGGCGATGGAGCTGAAGCAGGCAGGCTGGAGCATGTACGTCGCGGGCCGTGGGTACGTTGATATCGGAAACATCACACCAGCAGGTTTTTTTGACAATTGGCCACCCAGCGTTTGCGCAGTTCCCACCCTCGAAGAAATCATAGAGGCGTGCGGCGATGGCTTCTATCTTACTGATCGAAATGACGGGAAGACTCGATTCGAGTTCAGGTGGATTGCAGGTGTCGCGGGCGATACCCGGCATTCTTTGGGAACGATCCCTATCGAAGCCGTCGCCCGTCTCTGGCTCGCCCTCAACCGCACTGAAGCCGTGAAATCGTAGAGTCCGACACGTTGTAGTCCCGCGCGATAGACGCCACGTCCTCTCCCGCTTGCTTACGCTCACACGCAGCCTTGCGTTGCTTCTCATCCAGCTTAGGGCGCCGACCGAGCCGAACGCCGTTCGCCACCGCCCGCGCCCGCCCTTCGGCCGTCCTGGACTTAATCAGCTCCCGCTCGAACTCAGCCAGCCCGCCTAATATCGTCAGCATGAGCCTGCCGTGGGCTGTCGTGGTATCAGCCCACACATCGCTGAGGGAACGAAACCCGGCACTCCGATCGCTCACCAGTGCCAAGATATTCAGGAGATCCCGGGTTGACCGGGCGAGCCGGTCCAGCCGCGTCACCAGAATGATGTCCCCGACGCGGAGAGATCGCAGGAGCTTCTTTAGCTCCGCACGGTCGGACTTAGCGCCGCTGACCTTCTCACGAAAGATACGCGCGCACCCGGCCGCTTCCAATTGCGATATCTGAGCGTCAAGTGCCTGTCCGTTGGTGCTGACCCGCGCATAGCCGTAGAGGTTCATAATCCGGCGAATATCTTGATTTCTGCAAGTGGCAGTTGAGGCGAAGGTGAAAAATTCTGAAATGCCGAGCATTTGAGCCACAAATCCGGTTGTGTTTCATTTGTGGAACTCACACAGGTAGTTTACCAAATCCATAGCGATTTCAGGGCTTTACATGCCCGTCAGAAATCAAGATTTATGCGTTTAATCCCTTCGTGGTTGTTGCGTAAGGAGATTGCAAGTGACAGTCCCGTTCATCAGAACGCCGCTTCCTTTCGAGTGCGACGAGTGCCAGAAGCCATTGGGCAAAGGGACCATCATCAGCCCCACTGATGGTCGAGTGTTCTGCGACGGCATTTGCGCTGCGCGTGACTTCATTCGCTCGAAACTCGGAAACGAGCCGCATCTGGTGCCGAACAACATCCCTCTGCGGCTATTACCGAACCGACGCATGTAACTCGCTCCCTGCTAGCGCACCTCTACCTCCTGCCTAAGCTAGCAGGGAGTGCTCTTTCTCTCGCTTGTACTGGAACAGCGTTAGGTTGTAGAACTCAAATATTCAAGTTCTTGGAGGAAGTACGATGCGTTTCATTTTCATGGCGGCGGTACTTGCAGTCTTCGCTGCGCCAAGCATTGCGCAGGCAGAGTCATGGACCCGTACAAAATATTGCTACGACGTTTGCATTCAAAAATGCCAAACAGCGGTTGCCATCGGCACACATTTCAGAACGATGACTGAGTGCATTAGAGTTTGGTCGAAACGAAATCAGGAAGATGCCGAGCGGCGCGGTAGGATTGCGAAATAGTTAAGGAAGGTACTCGTAATCGAGGCTAGCAGTAATCAACAGCTTGCTTCCGCAAGTACTGGACTGTTTGGTGCTATAATTCAATCCATCGCTTATGGATGTCGCCGAACGGAGAGCGTACAAAAAAGCATGGAATAAAGCCAACCCTGACAAGGTAAGAGCTTATTGCAGCGCGTACCGCAAGCGCAACGCCGCCAAGGTCAACGCATACAACAGGAAATACCGATTAGAACATCACACAGAGTTCCGTCGTAAGAGACGAGAATCTGACGCCAAGGTACAAGATCGTATCCGGCAACAGCGTCGCGCCAATTACGCAAGGCACGCCGCCGACTACCGGGCAGAGCGTGCAGCTTATAGACGTAAATTCCCTGAGAAGGCCCGCGCGCGCGCCCTAGTTCGTTACCATGTGCTCAAAGGGAAGATACAACGTAAGCCCTGCGAACAATGCGGCCTACCAGCACAAGCTCACCATGACGACTACTCGCGCCCGCTCGATGTTCGTTGGCTCTGTCCGTCACACCACAGTCTCTTCCACGTCCAACAGAAGGTATGAAGCGCCTACAATCATTGAAAGCATTGAAGATCACAACATGGCAGGCAATGTCGCGCTTCGTTCGCGCGCGGGATAAGCGCTGCGTCACTCAAGAACTCAACACCCTCTACCGCACACCGAAGAAGTGGACCCGCGAGGAGATAGAAGCCAAGCGCACATCCTTCACTGAGGCTTATGAACAGCTCGCCTTCCGTGGCTTGGGAGTAGTGAGGGAGAGCGTGGTACGATAACGAAATATGGAACCAGTTACGTTTAGAATAGGCGTTGGGGAAAAGGACGATCAGGTGATATTTCCGGTCGTCAACCGCACAGGAGAATCGCTCATTTTGATAGACGCATCCCGCGTCGAAGTTGTCACTGTGAATGAGAAAAGCATCATCATGCGGTTGAAGATGCCTCTATGAACAACGTAACCCTCATCGCCCGCCCCATGTCACACGATCAGCTCCTGCTTCATCTTCTAAGATTTCACGGCCACTCCGATCCTGAAGTGCTGAGGGCGTTCTTGGATGAGAGGCGGCTGTAGCGTGGTACAATCAGGTTCCTAGGTTTTATGGCCGGAACTGCATCAATCGAAAATGGAAAGAAGGGCGGCAGGCCCAAAGGCTCCAAAGCGTCTCACACGTTGCAAGCTGAAGCAGGCAGAGCGTTTGTAGTAGCGACCATAGCGAAGAACCTCGGCCCACTCATTGAAGCGATGGTCGAGAGAGCGACGAAGGGCGACGTTCGAGCCTTCGATGCCTTGATGGATAGAGGATGGGGCAGACCTGTCCAAGCACTTGTAAACGGCGGCAATGAACCACTCCGCATTGCTGTTGAAATCTCAGAGACCGTCGCCAAGAAGAACGGCCTCACCTGATGTGTGATCCTCACTCCCGCTCAGAACGTAATAGCTGCTGACACTCACCGCTTCCGCGTACTCAATTGCGGCAGACGTTTCGGCAAGACATCACTCGCCATCGAGGAGATCAAAGGGAAGGCGATAGGGAAGCCGTCCCGCATTGCCTACACCGCTCCAACGTATCAGCAGGCTCGCGACATCGCCTGGGAGCCGCTGAAGAAAGAGCTGCGCCCTGTCATCACGTCAGTGAACGAGGCGCGCCTGGAGATTAAGACGCGTTCCATGGGCGGCGAGAGCTTCATCATCCTTCGAGGATGGGAAGCGATCGACACCCTACGAGGCCAGAGCCTCGACTTCATCGTTCCCGACGAAGTAGCGCTCTGCCGTAATTTTCATATGAGCTGGCAGGAGATCATCCGCCCAACCCTTACCGACAGGCGCGGCGAAGCGCTCTTCATGTCCACACCAAAGGGCTTCAATCACTTCTACGACCTGTACAACCTTCAAGAGACCGAACAGGACTTTAAGAGCTTCCACTTCACCACATACGATAATCCATTCATTCCGGTCGATGAGATCGAAGCAGCGAAACGTCAGCTCACTGAGGACGCGTTCGCACAGGAATACCTGGCCGACTTCAGGAAGCAGCAGGGGCTTGTCTACAAGGAGTTCGATCGCTCCAAGCACGTCTACACGGAAATCCCGGAGGGTACGGGTTTCACGGCAAACATTGCAGGTGTGGACTTCGGCTTTGTTCACCCCGCCGCGGTGCTCACGCTCAAGATCGACAGAAGCGATAACGTGTGGGTATCGGACGAATACTACGAGACCGGCCGTACCGACATCGAGATAGCCGAGTACGTAGCAGCCCTTCACTCAGACCGCGTGTACCCCGATCCTGAGAGCCCATCAGCCATCGAGGAGCTGAAGCGACATGGCGTGAACACGCGCCCGGTCGTCAAGGGAAAGGACAGCGAGAAGCACGGCATCGACAAGGTTCGCGAGCTTTTGAAGGCGAACAAGCTGCACGTCCATGTTTCGTGCAAGAACCTCATCAATGAATTTGAGACTCACGCCTACAAGGATGGGAAGGACGAGCCGGAGGAGACCGGAGAGGATGCTTTGGATGCTCTCCGCTACCCGATCATGATGATGATGCCAGAAACACATGAGCACGAACCACTTTTTGAAGATGACAGCCCAATCTATTCGCAAATAGGCGTCTGATATGTCCGAACCGAACGACAAACCTGCGCGCACAACACCCGCCCGCGAGAAAAAGGACGACGAGCAGACGGTATCCCCACCGCTTTACGACGGGATCAACGTGTAGGTGCTATAATATCCGTATATGGCAAACAAAAAGAAGGCGAAAGCCGCAGAAGAGGTGTCCGTCCCCGTTATTGAAGCTCCCGTAGTTGAACAGCCAGTAGAGCCAACTATTTCAGTCAAGCCGCCGTGTGTGTGCGCGACCTGCAAACAGAAGGCAGCAGTGTTGCCAGGACAGGTTATCCGATAATAAAGGCGGGGAATCCTTTCTGCTTTCCAAAACTCTACGCGACAAGCTCATCACTCAAGCCAAATCTGAGATCGCCTTTTCCCGTACCTACAAGCAGAAGAAGGTAGCCCGCTGGCAGGCAAACGAGAACATGCTCTACGGCGTGAAGCCAAAAAGCACCGATTCACGAGCTAATATCGACCTTGGGCGTGCTGACGAGTTCGTGGACGCCTACCTCTCCAAGATAGACAACCCGCTGCGCTTCAAGTTCGGCAAACGGAAGGAAAGCCAGCTTGAGCGCGTGATGTGCCTCAATGCGCTTCGCGACTCTGACGCCAATATCGACTTCTGGGACCTCAAAGACCTCGCCGGCAAGAAGCAGAACCTCGTCTATGGCCGCGCCATCTTCGCCTACCATGCGGACAGCATCAACGGGTACAGAGCCTACTTGGAGAACGTCGACGTGTACGACTTCCTCATAGACCCCTCGGGCGGCGGTCTCGATATGGAGTTGGCTAAATACATGGGCCGCTACGGCGTCGTAAAGGACCGCTACGACCTCAAAAACAACGACAGTTACATAAAATCCGAGGTGAAGCGCTTACTCGAAGGCAATGGCACCAGCAACGCGAATGAGTTGAGCCAAGAGGAAAGCAACAAGAAGAACCGGCATCAGGCGGTTGAGACGCAGGTAGAAGTTCAGATCCCCGACAAGGACAAGTTCAAGTTTTGGGAGTGGTACACGACCTTTGAAGGCGACCGCTACTACCTCCTGTTCGATGAGCAATCCGGCATTGCCCCTCGCGTAGAACTGCTGACCGATGTCTTCCCCGCCACCAAGCACTTCCCCCTCGGTGCATGGCCGTTCTGGTCCTATGCCAAGTCCCCCGATCTCACTGAGTTCTGGACGCTTGGGCGCCTCGATCAGGTCCGCGAGATTTTCATGACGCAGAACGTGACGGTCAACCAGACCGTCGATAACGTCGAGGAACACAACAAGCCCATGAAGGTGATCGACACAGGCGCTATCAAAAATCTCGCGGAGCTGAAATACCGGAAGAACGGCTACATCAAGTCGTCCGGTGCTCTCGATGTTGCGAAAGCCATCCAAGTGCTCCGCCCCGAGACCATCGACACGCCGATGGCGCTGTTTAATCTCCTCGAAGGCATCCAAGAGAAGGCATCCGGCCTCACTGACGCCGCTAAGGGCGTCTCAGGCGATACGAAGGTAGGCATCTACGAAGGCAATCAGGCCAACGCTGCCGATCGCTTCGGGCTCACGAACAAGACCTACTCATTCGGCACCAAGCGCTTCGCCCAGTTGTACGAGATGGGAGTTCGCACACACCTCACCAAGAAAGTATCCGTCGATATCCTCGGACCTGGCGGCATAGAGACGAAGGAAATCACAAAGCGCGACATCTTCCGAAAGGACGATGAGTTCACCGTGCTGGTAGAGGCATCAGACGCGGAGGAGCAGGCATCGGTCATCGACCAGAAGAACAAGCTCCAATT